GGGTATGGTAAGCCGACAAGAGACGTAGACCGTGACAGGGGCATTAGACGGGGCCGGGCATCGGAAAACCTGATTGAGTGTTTGGATGTTTACTGTAAATTGAGAGGATGGAAACGATGAACGATAACATTGTTTTATTTCCAACGCCTAAACCACCAAAGACTGTGATGGAATGCGGGTGTGGTTGTCAGGAATATACAGTCACAAACCGTCTAGAGCTTGAGTGCGTGGACTGTGGCAAGACCTCAACATTCAGGCAGGCAATGAGAATATTTAAACAGCCGCCAAGAACGGATTAGGGGCAAAACAAAAACAAATCAAAAACAATTGTTGACAATTGGGGACCAAGTTGGGTATGATTGTTTTAAGGTTAGAGTTGCGTCCACAGGTTGGGCGCTTTTTTTATGCCTTGTTTCAAGACCCTATCAAGGGCCGCCCGGGTTGATCGCCGGGTGTAGATTCAACTTTATTTCAAAGAGCAGAGGAACAATGGCAAGACCGAGCAAATACAGCGATGAACTTGCGGAAAAGATTTGCATTGCTCTTGCGTCAGGTCAAACTCTGTTACAGATATGTGCCCCTCAAGATATGCCGTCTACGGTTACAGTGTATAGTTGGCTTGCCAAGAAAGAAGACTTTCTTAACAAATACACGCGCGCAAGAGAGGATCAGGCCGAGTATTACGCTGATGAAATTCTTGAAATTGCCGATACTTGCATTGACCCTGCAGTGGCAAAAGTTCGTATAGATGCACGCAAATGGCATGCGGAAAAAACTAAACCGAAGAAGTTTGGTAAATTAACAACTACTCAACTGCAAGCTCTAGACCGTGATGGCGAGCCTACAGACATGAACGTAATGGTTAACTTCCCGGATGCGCCAAGTCAAGATTGACATCCCTTACGCATTCAGGGGCCTATTCAAACCATATCGATTTAAAGTGTTTTATGGCGGGAGAGGTGGGGCCAAATCTCACAACTTTGCCAGGGCTTTACTGATATTAGGAATGCAAGGCAAAATCAGGGTGTTGTGCGCAAGGGAGCTGCAAAACAGTATCACGGATTCTGTTCATAAGCTGCTAGCTGATATTATTTACAATCATGGTTTGGAGAGCTTTTACACGGTACAGAAAGCTACGATCTTTGGGCGCAACGGTACAGAGTTTATCTTCAAAGGGCTAAAGCATAACGCAACGGAAGTTAAGTCCACCGAGGGCATTGACTATTGCTGGGTAGAAGAGGCGGAGAAGGTCTCTGACAACAGTTGGGAGGTTTTGATCCCGACAATCCGCAAGCCCGGTTCAGAAATATGGATCAGCTTTAACCCCAAGAATCCTACGGACCCGACATACATACGCTTTGTCGCTAATCAAGATGATGACATGCTCGTCAAAAAGGTGAGCTGGCAAGACAACCCGTATTTCCCCGAGGTGCTGGACAAGGAAAGGATCCGCTTGGAAAAGCTGGACCCGGTTGCATACAAGCATATCTGGGAAGGCGAATTTGACGAGAGGTTCCACGGTTCTGTTTATGCGGAGATTATCAAGAAGTCGCAGGAAGCAGGACGTGTTGGCGCAGTGCCCCACAAGGCTGGTGTTCCTGTCATCACTGCATGGGATTTAGGGCACAGCGATGCGACGTCTATCTGGTTCGCACAAAAGATAGGGCCGGAAATCAGAGTTATCGACTTTTACGAGAATTCGCACCAACCGCTTTCACATTTTGCAGACGTTGTGAGAGAGCGTGGTTACAGCTATGACATGCACTATTTGCCGCACGATGGGCGCCACGAACGTCTGGGCATGCAAGGTTCGATTAAGGATCAATTGAAGGCGATGGGCATTAATTGCAAAACACTGCCTGCCATGACCCTTAACGCAGGTATTGAGTTGACACGCGGCCTTTTAAACGAGTGCTGGATTGATAAAGAAAAGTGCGCAGAAGGCCTCCATGCGCTTCACCATTACCATTTTAAATACGATGAAAACAAAGGGCGGTTTAAAGACAAGCCCGAACACGATTGGTCGTCACATGCCAGTGATGCGATGCGGTATCTGGCTATGGCCTTAGACAGGCATCAACAAAATGCGAAACCCGCACCCACACACCACGTAAATTACAATTATTCAGGCTCTTGGATGGGCTGAAGGATTCCATGAAAGAAAAGAACGGTAAAACAAAACAGGCAGAGAATAAGACCTCTGAACTGCTGAAGACGGCTATGGACCGATTTCAGGCGGCGCAAGAGTATTGCGATGCTGATTACAAGCGCGGCCAAGAGGATGTTAATTTCGTGCTGGGCGATCAATGGCCTCAAAAAATTAAAGAGCAGCGCCAATCCGAAGGCCGCCCATGCTTAACCGAAAACCGCCTCATGCCATTTGTGCATCAAGTGGTTAACCAGATACGCCAGGCACGCCCCGCTATTCGCCCGAAGCCTGTTGATAGCAATGCTGATGTTGATACCGCAGAAGTCTTGCAAGGCATCATTCGTAACATTGAAACATCATCAGATGCCGAGACTGCATACGACACTGCGGCGTACAATGCTGTGTCCGCATCAATTGGATGGATACGGGTTAACACACAATACGCTGATGAACGCAGCTTTGATCAGGAGTTGTGCATCGAGCGCGTTTTAAATCCGTTCAGCGTGCTGTTGGACCCGAATGCCAAGCGTTTGGATGGAGCAGACGCCAACTATGCCTTTATCTTTGATGATATGGATATTGAAGAGTTCAAAGAGCTTTATCCGGATGCAAGCACAGAAGGCTTTGAAGTGTCTGACGAGCATACCGACTGGACATCAGAAGATAAAATCCGAATTGCTGAATATTACTATCGCGAATATGAGACAAAGACGCTTGTGCGTTGGAGAGTAAATGTTCTAGGCGAACCGATTGAGCAGATCAGCTTAATTGATGTCATGCCCGAGAACGCAGAGATCATTGAGGAACGCTCTGTTGAGATCCCTGTTATCAAATACTGCAAGATTACAGCTGCAGATGTTCTGGAAGAAACAGAGGTTTTAGGAAAGTATATCCCGATCGTGCCTGTTGTCGGGTTTGAAACGTGGAGAGATGGTAAGCGCGAGCTTTACAGCCTGATCCACCAGGCAAAAGACCCGCAATCGATGTTCAACTATTGGAAAACGGCATCAACAGAAGTTGTCGCGCTGCAGCCTAAGGCACCCTTTGTCGGCGCTGTTGGTCAATTTAATTCCAAAGCCCAACAGTGGGTAAATGCAAACCGTGAAAACTATGCTTTCCTAGAATATGACCCGGTGATTATTGATGGTGTGCCGATGCCTCCTCCACAACGGCAAGCACCGCCAACATCATCAGGTATTCAGTTGCAAGAGGCTATGGCGGCAGCTGATGGCATTAAGGCGTCATTGGGTATGTACGATGCATCAATGGGCGAACAAACCAATGATATTTCAGGCAAGGCAATCATTGCACGACAATTGGAAGGCGATAACAGCACGTTCCATTTCGTAGATAACCTATCCACCGCCATGAAGCATGTGGGGCGCATTCTGGTTGATCTTATCCCTAAGGTTTATTCAGAGGCGCGCATTGTCCGTATCCTTGGAGAAGATGGTACGGAAAACATGGTGCCGGTCAATCAGCCATACGGAAAAGACCAGAAAGGCAATAAGGTTCCTTTAGAGCCCGGTATGCCACAAGAAGGCTTTCACAAGTTGGATGCAGGTAAGTATGACGTTGTGGTTGAGGTTGGCCCTGCATATGCCACACGCAGACAAGAAGCCGCCAACGCAATCCTTGAGCTATCACGTGCTGATAGTCGCGTGTTGGAAGTGGCCGGTGACATCTTTATCAAGTCGCTGGATATCCCCAATGCTGAAGAAATTGCAAAACGGTTACGTGCAATTATGGATCCAGCATTGCTGGGTGATGATGTAGAGGCACAAAGACTGCAAACCATGCAACAAGGCTTGGCACAGTTGGAACAGCAATTGAAAGAAACGCAAGCCGCACTTGATGCCAAGAAAAACAACCAAGAATTTGAAAACCAGCTTGAACTTAAAAAGCTGGAGATCGATAGCGCCAAGACCATGGCGGAGATCAAAAAAATCGAAGCTGAGATAAACCAATCAATTCCCGCCGCATCCATGCAGGATATTGCAGCGGCAATCACGGAACTTAAAGCGCAGTCTGATGACATCAATGCTGCGTTCGACCTGTTTCTATCCGCACAGGAAGAAAAGGCTACTGGCGAGCCAATTTAACACGCCTGAACCACACATAGGAGAACCGCACAATGAGCGATGAATCATTGCAAGGCGAAGTCGTTGATGACGTCGCTGTGTCCGAACCTGTCGAGGACATTAAAAAAGATACTGCGCAAGATGACACCAATGATCAGGTGGTGGAATCGGATTCTGACGATGACGTTGTTGATGAAAACACAGACGAGAATAGCGGCCAAGGCGAGGATAAACCCAAACGGGAATTAACCGACGCTGAAAAAAAGGCGCATGCACTCGAAAAACGTGTAGCCCGTCAAACTGCGGCATATCACGAATCTCAGAGAGAAGTGAATGAACTTCGCGAACAATTGGCAAAGTTAACACCCAAAGAGGAAGATACCGCCCCGAAAGAGGAGGACTTTGAAACCTTTGAGGAGTACGACAATGCGCGAATAGAGTACGAAGCTGACAAGCGCCTTCAAGCGAAAGAACGTGAAGCGAAACAAAAACAGCTGATTGAAAAGCAGCAAAAACAATATGCCGAGCGTAAAGCCCAATTTGAAGAGCGCGAGACCAAGTTCAGACAAGAGACCCCGGACTATGTAGAAAAGGCAGAAGTCTTTCAAGAGGTCGCCGATCAAGCCGTGCGCAAATATGGGGAGAATAACCCTGTATTGCAAGCAATTGGTGAGATCGTAATTGAGTCTGATTTTTCACCGCATTTGATACATCACATCGGGAGCAACCCTGATCTAATCGATGATTTGGCGGGGATGTCACGTGTCGCAGCTGTGCGCGAATTGTTCAAGCTGGAAAACACTTTCTCTCAAAAGCCTAAACCTGAACACAACCCAAAACCAAAGCCTGTGAAGTCTCTAAAGGGATCCGGAAAGCCGGGCTCTAAACCCTTGGTCGAAAGGTCAGGGAAAGAACTTCTCAAATGGGCGGATTCATAACTTTAAAGAGAAGGACTATTAAAAATGGCTAACAACACCATTAATAACCTAAAGGACGCACCAGGCGTCATTTCCAAAATGGCGGCTGCAATGCTGGCAGATAAGTGTCAATTCAGTAAGTCAATTGATGCAGAAGACAGCTCTATCTATGACGGCAAAAACGGATATCAATCCGGCGATACCGTACAGATCAGCAAGCCTGCACGTTTTATCCCGACAGAGAATGCTGACATTACGTCTGATATTCAGGACATCAAGGAAGAAAAGGTTTCTTTAACCCTTGATATTCGTAAGGTTCAAGCAATTGAGCTGACATCTGCCGAGATTGCAACTGAAATGGCATTGAAGTCTTGGACAAAGCGTGTTCTTGAGCCCGCCATGTCATCTATGGCACAGCACATCGAAAAAACGCACCTTGAACGCGCAATTGATGCAACATACAACGCGGTCGGCACGCCCGGCTCCACAACGTACGACACTGACCTTGCCCTTCAAATGGGCCAGAAGATCGACGAAAATGGTTGCCCGGACTTTGACAACCGTTACCTGCTGCTGAACCCATCGGCCAACCGCTCTGCAGTTAATGCGCGCAAAGGCTTGTTCCAATCATCTGAAGAAATCTCTAAGCAGTATAAATCAGGTGCTATGGGCATTGCTGATGGTTTCACATTCCTACGCAACAACTTGCTGCCAACACATACAAACGGTAATGACACCGCATTTGAGGTTAGCACAACCGTTTCTACAGAAGGCGCAACGCAGATTGTTGTAGAAGGTCTGACAACATCCACGGGTACAGTCACCAAAGGAACTGTATTTACAGTTGATGGCGTGTTTGCTGTTCACCCAATCACAAAAGAGACTCTTGCACACTTGCAACAGTTCACAGTGAAAGCGGATGCGACTGCAAACGGATCCGGTGTAGCAACATTGTCAGTTAGCCCAGCCATTTATACGGCTGCATCTGGTGGTCAGCAAACCGTATCAGCATTCCCTGCTGATGGCGCTACAATCACTCCATTGGGTGCCGCGTCTACCGGTTATGCGCAGAGTATCGCTTTCCACAAGTCAGCTTTCCGTCGCGTATCTGTTCCTTTGGTTCGTCCAGATGGTGTGGATATGTCTTCACAGGCAAGTGAAGATGGCTTCACAGTGCGTGTTGTTCGTGACTACAACATCAACAGTGACAAGATGATCATGCGTCTTGATTACTTGGGCGGTTTCACAGATGTGCGTCCAGAATGGTCAGTACGCGGCTATAACTAATAAGGTTTGGGAGGGCTTCGGCTCTCCCTTTCTTATAGAAGGAGATGATCATGACTAAAATTAAACTAAAAAAGAACGAAGCGACTAAGATCGTTGATGAAGATTCAAACCTAGTCGACCAATTAAAAGATGATGGGTGGGAAGTTGAAAACACTTCATCCGAAAAGACTAAAAAGAAAGCTAAGAAGTAATGACGACAGCCATTGAAATCATTACACAATCACTGCGCAAGATACATGCTATTGGACGCGGTGAAACATTGCAGGCGGATGAAGCGCAAGACGCTCTGACAGCGCTCAATGATATGATTTCTTCCTGGTCTGTTGAAGGTGGTTACGTCTTTGCCGAAACGAGTGAGACGTTCAATTTAACAGGTTCTAACAACTACACCATCGGGGCCGGCGGGGACTTTGACACGGATCGCCCTTACGAGATTGTGACCGCATATACAACACTAGGCTCTATCGATACGCCTGTTGATCTGATTGATCAAACCGAATATGCCAATATCGCAGACAAATCTGCTCGTGGTACAGCAAACCAGCTCTATTACGACAATAATTTTCCATTGGGCAACATCAAGCTTTACCCGGTGCCGGATGCTGGTCATACGCTGACCCTAAACACCTACAAGGTGCTTTCACGTTTTGACAGCCTAACATCTACTGTGGATTTGCCGCCCGGTTATAATGCTGCCTTGGTATTCAATCTGGCTATTGATCTTGCGCCCGAATACGAAAAAGAGCCGATGATGACGGTTATTAAACAGGCCGCAAAGTACAAATCCGTTGTATTCACATCAAATACCAGGAATGACAAGAACATTTCGTCTGTTGATGCTGTTCTGCTGGACAGCTATAGCGACTATAACGTTTATAGAGGCTACTGATGCGCATACCGATTGTAGGCCCCTCATATGACATGGACGCCAGATCATTTGACGTTCAGCGGACGATTAATCTTTATCCTTTAATGACGGAGGTTGAAGGGTCAAAAAGCGTAAGTGCGTTGACGAGAACGCCGGGTCTATCACTATTCGCTATGGCAGGTGGTGGGCCAGTGAGGGGCGCAATCAGCTCAACAAGCAATCGTGCATTCATTGTGTCAGGTAATGGGTTTTACGAGATTGAAGAAAACGGTACTGCTGTCCTGATTGATAGTCTAGAAACCCAAACGAGCCGGATCAGCATGGCGGAGAATACCACGCAAATTATCATAGTAGATGGGATGCATGGATACATATTTAACAAAGACGATGACAGTTTTGAAAAGATTACAGATGTTAACTTCCCGACAAGCTCTATCGTGTCATATCAGGATGGGTACTTCCTGACCTTTGAAGTGGGGACCCAAAAGTTTTACATCTCTAATTTGAATGACGGTACGACATGGGACCCGTTAGACTTTACAAGTGTTGAAGCATCACCTGATAACATCAACTGTATTTTATCTGACAGAAAAACAGTTTGGATCGGCGGGAACCGCGGGGTCGAACCTTATTCAAATACTGGGAATGCTGATTTCCCTTTTGAGCGCATTCCCGGTGCCTATATTCCCACAGGCGTTGCGTCAGGCTATACGTTTCTGGAGTTTGACAACACGGTTATTTGGCTAGGGACCGATGAAAACGGAAGAGGCGTTGTTTGGAAAGCTGAAGGGTACCAGGCGCGCCGCGTATCAACGCAGGCTATTGAAATCAAGATAAACAGTTCTGAAGATTTTACAGAGTCTTATGCATGGGTTTACCACCAACAGGGCCATATTTTCTACTGTCTGCAAGTCAGAGGTTTAGATACGACTTTAGTATATGATGGGGCCACTGGCCAATGGCACGAACGCATGTTTAAAAATCCTGTGACCAACGGCAGAGAACAGCATCGTGGGTCGTGCCATTTCTTCTTCGGTAAGAAAAACCTTGTTGGGGATCGAGAAACCGGCAAGGTCTATCAGCTCTCTTTAGATGTGTACGATGATGAAGGGGACGAAATCATTCGAGAGCGTATATGTCCACACCTGCAGGATGAAAAAAGGCTCATTGCGCACTCAAAGCTTGAACTTGATATGGAGGTGGGCACCGGGCTTACATTAGGGCAAGGTTCCAATCCAAAGATCATGCTTCAGTACAGCGATGACGGCGGACATACCTTTTCAAAAGAGCTATGGCGAGATATAGGCAAAAAAGGGAAGTATGGTACGCGCGTTGTTTGGAGGCAGCTTGGTCAATCCAGAGATCGCGTCTATAAAATCAGAATTTCCGACCCTGTATTTGTGCAGATAAATGAGGCGTATCTAAATGCAAATTAAAAACACGCCAATCCAGCAAAAACCTATTGAACAAACAGGCTTTTTTACAAGGGTTTGGAGTGCATGGCTTGGAGACTTGAGGGTATCAATCAACACAATTTTTGACAGGCTAGGGGCAATAGAAACTGCAATCGGATCTGCGCGTTATGATGTATTTTCGCAGATGCCAGAGCAAGTTCCGGGTACTGATCAGGGCGTTTTATGGATTGCAGACGATGCAGGAACGCAGAACGGTCAGGCCTATGAAAGAGGCGACGTAATTTTTACGGGCAATTCCGGAGGCGTTGAGAAGACAATCCTTATTATCGACTGGAGCAGCGTTTAATGTACAACGTTTCTATTGCTAAAAGGTGCGAACTTCCAACAGTCGTTCGATTGTCGAAAGAGGGTATTGAACAAATAGACGTTGAGCCTGCGCCGATCGTCGATACAAATGTTTTGGCAGATACAGTTTACAAAAATTACATGATAAGCCCCGTATTTATCTTGCAAAAAAACGGGGTGCCTGTCGGGGTGGCGCCAACAACTCTGAACACATACGGTTGGAGTAA